AAAAACAATTTGTTAAATTTATGGAAAAAGAAATTAGAAAGATGAGATTATGAGCAACAGAGAGAATATAGCATCAAACATAGCTTCAACTATTAGTGGCATATCTAGTCCAAGTATTAAAAAGGTGACTAGACAACCTTTCGATATTGATGAGCTTTCTGACAAACAATATCCTGTTGTAATAGTACAAACTAGTGAGGAAACAAGAGAAGATATTGAAATAGGTGAGGGAGCAAGAACAAGGCAAGGAACGATAGACTTTGTTTTATCAGGATTTGTAAAAGGTGCAGAGGTTAATATTGATACAAAAAGAAATCAGTTAATTACCGCTATTGAAACTGAATTAGAATCTGATATTACTAGAGGTGGTAATGCACTTGATACAGAAGTCATATCTGTTGAAACTGATGAGGGGACTCTATTCCCTATTGGTGGGATCAGGATGACTATCAGATGTATTTACGTTTTTGAATCAGGAACACCTTAAGGAGTAATATGTCAAATTTAGAAAAAAAGTTAGATAAAATAGAAAAAAAAATAGATGCAATAGAAAAGTTGCACGATAAAGAATCTTTGATGTGTGAAGAGGTCAAAGATATTATAAGCGAAATTCGTGAAGAAAACTCTGAAGATGAGGACTTTGAGGAGGAAGATTTTGAAGAGGACGATGAAGAAGAGTTTGACGAGGACGATGAAAAATAATATAAACAAATCAATCGGAGGAAAATAAAATGGCAGTTCATCATGGTAAAGAAGGACAAGTTGCAATTGGCGGAACAGCAGTAGGTGAGTTAACATCATTCACTTTGGAAACAACAGGGGATGTAGTTGAGTCAACTAAAATGGAAGATGGAGCAAAATCTTTTATTGCTGGTAGAACGTCTTTTTCAGGTACTTTAGAAATGCACTTTGACGAGACTGATAGTGGTCAAACACAATTAACCGCTGGGTCAAGTTTAACTTTTAAATTACTACCTGAAGGAAGCTCGTCTGGTGACAGAAAATTTGAAGGTGCTGGTATAGTGACAGGAATGTCAGTTAACCAACCTTTAGATGGAGTTGTAGCTAGATCTGTGACGTTTCAAGGCACTGGTGCTTTAACAATAGGAACAGAATAATAATTTATGTCTATTCTTAACAGAGCTAAATCTCACTTTGAGAGTTTAGGAGTGCAATCTTTAGAGATTGAAGAATGGCCTGATGATAGTGGTAAGCCCACAATTATTTATTGGAATCCAATCACACTAGCAGAAAAAAAACGTCTATTTGAAAGATCAAGTAATATTAACGATGTAGGTTTGTTAGCCGATATTGTTATTATGAAAGCTCTTGATAAGGATGGAAACAAAATATTTAAGTCAGAAGATAGACTAGATATAATGCATAAAGTTGACTCTGATGTCCTTGCAAAAATATCAACTGCAATGGTTCAAGTCATCACTCCATACGAGTCAAAAAAAAAGTAAATACTAGCCCTGAACTCCGCAATATGTTAGTAGTAGCGGACAGGCTAAAAATAACTTTAAAACAAGTTTTAGAAATGTCCGAAACAGAATATAATACTTGGTTAGGTTATTTTATGCTTGAACAAGAGGAATATAACAGGAACAGAAAATTATAATGGCTCAAAATCTAATACTTAATATTTTAGCAAAAGATAAAACTAAAGTAGCTCTGCAAGGAGTTCGTAATGGATTAAACAATTTAAGAACTGCGGTTTTTTCATTACAATCAGCTATTGTAGGTATTGGAGGTGGTTTAGTAATTAGATCATTAACTAAAGTAGGATCTGAGGTAGAGGACTTAGGAGTTAGATTTAATTTTTTATTTGGTAATGTAAAAGAAGGAACTAAAGCATTTGATAACTTAATAAGTTTTGCGGCACGAGTCCCTTTCTCACTTCAAGAAATATCAGCGGCATCAGGAAACTTAGCAGTTGTAGCCAAAGATGCAGATGATTTAACTCGTATTTTAAAAATTACAGGAAACGTTGCGGCAGTAACAGGATTAGACTTTAGACAAACTGCTGAACAAATACAAAGATCATTTGCTGGAGGTATAGCGGCCGCAGATGTATTTAGAGAAAGAGGTGTTAGAGCTTTATTAGGTTTTAAAGCTGGAGCTACTGTCACTGCTGAAGCTACTATAAAAGCATTTGAGGATACTTTTGGTGAGGGTGGAAGATTTGGAAAAGCCACTGAAGTCCTTGCAACTACTTTTACTGGTACTCTTTCAATGTTATCAGATAAACTTTTTAAATTTAAATTAGATACTAACAGAGCTGGATTTTTTGATTTTTTTAAAAATGCTCTTGTAGTTATTAATAAAGGAATAGAAGATAACTCAAAAGCCATATCTAATTTCTCTCAAGCAGTAGGAGAGGGATTAGTAAATTTCATTAAACAAGCCTTATTAGGTGGTGCGGCACTACTTGATTTACTAAGACCTATTTTTCAAACAGTTGCAATAGGTATTGGTGGATTAATAGATGTAGTTAAAGGTTTGCCACCAGGTATTAGAGAGCTTGGAATAGTTGGTTTCTTGATGCTTGGAAGAACAGGAAAAATAGCAGTTGTAGGTATTCTTGGATTGCTAAAAGCTATTGGAGTTGATTTAGATAAAATAACAAATAGCATTTTTGGAGCAACTAAACAAACTGAAGAGTTTGGCCCAGCAATGAAATCAGTAAATGAGTTTATAAAAAAAATAGAAGAAAATATAATTTTATCAAAAGAGCAATTAGCAGAACTTCAAAAAGAACTTAAAAAGGTGGAGGATACTGCTAAAAAAACAGGAGTCTCATTTGAAAAAATTAAAGATTCAATAAAAAATCAAATTAAAAAAGACTTAGAGTCTATCAACGAAACAATAGGTAAATTTATTTTAAAAGGTGTTGATAACTTCTCAAGAGCTTTAGCAGAGGCAGTTGTATTAGGAAAAGAACTTAAAATGAGTTTAGAGGAAATTGCAAAAAATTTATTAGTTGAAATACTTGCTTTCACTATAAAAACAGTAATTCAAATTGGTATTCAAAGATTATTAGAAGGAACAATATTTGATATATTTAAAAAACAACGTGAGCAATGCGAGGATATACTTGGTATAAAAATAAAAGATGCAACTGTAGAATCTATAAAACTTGCATTGATGAAACAACAAACGGCAGAGATGGAAAAGCAAAAGAAAATTAAAGGAGCTAGTATGCTCATGTCAGGAAATCCTTTAGGTTTTTTAGGTTTTATGGCTAGTGGTGGATCTGTTGGTAAGGGCCAACCTACTATTGTGGGTGAAAGAGGGCCTGAACTATTTATACCAAACTCGTCAGGACAGATAACACAAAATGCTAGAGGTACAAAAGGAAGATCAGCAGTTGTTAATTTTAATATAAATACAATAGACTCAAGAGGCTTTGATCAGGCTTTAATAGAAAATAGAGGAACAATAACTGCTATTATTAATAATGCCTTAACAGAAAAAGGTAGAGGAGAGTTAATTTAATGTCAGGAGCTTTTCCAATATCAACTGCAAACTTTGAAACTATGGGTATTAAGTCTTTGCAAGACACAATTATATCTAAATCATTATCAGGTAAAAAATTATCAAGACAAATAGATAATCAAAGGTTCGGTTTTACTGCCTCTATTATAGTTGGAAAACGATCTGATATATATGGTGAGCTTATGGCCTTTATTATGAAGCAAAGGTCTCAAAAAGAAAATTTTACAATCATTCCTCCTGAAGTTGAAGATGCAAGAGGAAACGTAAGTGGAACTGTTCTAGTAAATGGAACTCATGCTATTGGCGACACAACAATAGATATTGATGCTATGACAGGAACTTTAAAAGCTGGTGATTTTGTTAAATTTGCATCACACAGCAAAGTATATATGGTAGTTGCAGATGCAACAGCAGATGGTTCAAATGAAGCAACAATAACAATAGAACCTCCACTTAGAACTGCTCTAGTTGATAATTCAGTAGTCACTTATGATAACATTCCTTTTACAGTTCATTTAACAAACGATATACAGGAGTTTGGAGTTGTGGGAGCTGATGGGTCAGGAAATTTATTATATAAGTATGAAATAGATGTCGAAGAAGCAGTTTAAAATTAAATATTTTATGAATGCTGACATCTTGGCAGAGGAAATAGTCGAGGCAGATGATATTGATGTTGAAAATCTAAACTTGAAAAAATACGACTTCCCATCAAAAAATGCTGACTACATAGTGAATGGTGATATAAAGGTTATTAGAAAAAGTATAGAAGATTATGGCAAGGACACTAACAACAGCAGTAAAGAACGAACTCCTAACAAATGAGATCAGACCAGTCCATTTGTTAACTATTGGATTTAGTACTCCAGTAAACTTAACAGATAATAGTTTTAATCTTACATCATCTATTTCAGGATCAAGCACTACATATACTGCATCGTCTTTTTTAGTTTCTGTTCCATCATTTACAGAAGAAACAGATCTTACAAAAACAAGTTTAAATATTGTTTTATCAGGAGCTGATCAAACTTTTATATCTACTTGTTTAAATGAAAATATAGTTAATGATAGTGTTGAAATATACAGAGGAGTTTTAGACTCAAATAATTCTCTAATAGCTGATCCTTTGTTATTATACTCAGGAAATATTGATACTTTCCAAAT